GGCAGCTAACAAAAAAACCGGTCAGAAAGTGGCAGAACCTGCTAATAATGTGGAAGCGATCGGCAGCTATTTAACTTCCCTATATCCGGACGGTATACCGCAAGAACATTGGCCAAACGTGCAAATTGTGCGGTCACTTGCAGTTGCCGTAGACACGATGCCTGAACAACCTGCATTGTGGAAACAATATCGTGATGCGCTGGCAGACCTTGAAGGGCTGCACGCCTACGAAGAGGACGCTCTTGGTGAAATTATTACACGCTTGCAAGCCCCGGTTGACGACAACGAGAACTGATCGGCCTACACGGGGTCACGAAGTGGCACGTGTGGCGGAGATGTTGGGCACACCGTTAATGCCTCATCAGCAACATGTTGTTGACGTTGCGTTAGAGCAAGAAAACGGCAAACCGGCGTACAACGAGGTTTGTTTAGCTTTACCTAGACAGTCCGGCAAAAGCACTTTGCTGTTAGCGGTAATGGTGTGGTCTGCGTTGCAAGGCAATAGGCGACGTGTTGCGTATACGGCACAGACGGGTTCTGACGCACGAAAAAAGCTTGTTCATGACTTTATGCCAGCTGTGCAAGATTCTGAGCTTGATCGCCTAACTAAAATGAAATATGCGAACGGCACAGAGTCAATAACGTTTGACAATGGGTCACGTATTGAACCGTTGCCGTCTACATTGACTGCCGGTCACGGTATGACGCTTGCGGGCGGTGCTTTTATTGACGAAGCGTTTGCAGATGTTGACGATCGTAGGGAACAAGCGTTGTTGCCTGCAATGGTCACGTGCGATGACGCACAGCTGTGGATTGTGTCTACAGCGGGCACAGAGGCGTCTGCATATTTGCAACGTAAGGTTGCCTTAGGGCGTGACGCTGTTGCTAACAGTAAAACAAATGGGATTGCATATTTTGAATGGTCTGCGCCAGATGAAGCGTCACCGGATGACGAAGAAGTCTGGTGGCAATGTATGCCCGCATTAGGTAACACCGTAAAAATTGACAAAATACGTCACGCACGGCAGACAATGCCGGACGCAGAATTTAGACGGGCGTATTTGAACCAGTGGACTAAAACAGACGCACGGGTTATACCAGAACACATGTGGGACGACGTGCAAACTGACAAAAAGTGGCCAAACGAAGGTTTGGTGTTTGGCTTAGACATTACGCTTGACCGCTCGCATGCTTCAATAGTCGTTGCAGATTCCACAGGCTGTGTAGAACTTGTGGATAACCAAGAAGGTACGGCGTGGGTTGCAGACCGGGTAAAAGGTTTGATTGCTGCGCACGGGGGGCGTGTTGTGCTTGATGCGTATAGTCCGGCAGGCAACCTTGTAGACGAACTGCCTGACGTTGAGGTTGTTAAGTACGGAACTCGTGACGCAGTGTCGGCAGCTAATGCGTTTTACGACGCTGTTATGCAAAACATTGGTATTGCCGTTAGACCGCACGAAACACTGACTTTGGCGGTTGCTTGCGCACAAAAAAAACCGATGGGTTCTGGTTGGTTGTGGGCACGCACAGACCCAGCAGCCGATTTGTCACCGTTGCACGCAGCTACAGTTGCGTGGCACTGTGCTAAATTTCGGCCTAAGAAAACTAGAACCCCAATGGTATTCTAGTAACCACTATGGGTATTTTCTCACGTCGCAAACCGGAACAACGTGCAAGCGAATTTCCGTTTGTTTTGCCGACAGCAAACTATTTGCAACCCGTACAAGGGCCACTGCACATTTCGAGCGCAACAGCTCTTACTATCCCGTCGTTATATCGTTGCACTAATTTAATTGCTGACAGTATTGGTGCGCTACCGCTTGTTTCTTACAGGCAAGGTGACCGTGTGCGGCCGCAGCCAAGCATTTTAGAACAACCTGACCGCACAATGACCCGCATGGACATGATTGCTTCAACAGTTATGTCATTGTGCATTGACGGCAACGCCTATTGGCTGTTAGGTGACCGTGACGAACTTGGGTATCCCCGGCAAGCAGTGCTGCTAGCCCCAGACGCTGTTTATATTGAAACAACGCAAAACGGCGCAACTGTTGCGTATCGTGTAGCTGGACAGACCTACGAACCTGAAGACATTTTGCATATTCGTGGTCTAACGTTCCCGGGTTCAGTCAAAGGAATGTCAATAATTGAACATCACCGCCGGACACTAGGGTTAAGCATTGCGGGCGAAGATTGCGCCAGTGAACTTTACAATGCGGGCGGTTTGCCCGTAGGCGTGCTAGAAGTTGACGCAGACATTACACGTGAAGAAGCAGACGCACTAAAAGCCGGTTGGATTGCTAACAACGGTGGTCGTAACCGCACGCCCGCAGTGTTGGCTAACGGCATTGCATACAAAACACTTTCGTTTTCTGCACACGACCTAGAACTAATTGACGCCCGCAGATATAGCGCACAACAAGTATGCACACTGTTTGGGGTGCCACCGCACATGGTAGGCGTAGAAACCGGTGCGTCTATGACATACAGCAACGTGCAACAAGACAGCGTGCAGTTTGTGCGTTTTACCCTTCGCCCGTGGCTGTCACGTGTTGAACAAGCGTTGTCTACATTGTTGCCACGTGGGCAGACTGCACGGTTTATTTTAGACGATTTGTTGCGGGCAGACACCGCAAGTAGATATGCAGCTTACGAGGTAGGGCTACGGGCAGGATTCTTGACCGTTGACGAAGTGCGTTTGTTTGAGGATTTAACAGACGCCACAACACCGGAGCAAAACTGATGTCAGAACTAATTACACGCACTGTAGAATTTGCGGGTTTTGAAGTCCGTGACGACGACGACGGGCACCACCTTGTAGGCGTAGTTGCCCCGTTTGGCGCAATTTACGACGCAGGCAACTATTTAGAACGGTTTGCGCCTACAGCGTTTGACAAAACTATTGCAGAACGTGGCCAACGCATCCCGTTGTTAGAGCAACACGCAACAGACCGCATGCCAATTGGACGTTCTGTCAATTGGGAAAAAACAAATGACGGTCTGATTGCAGATTTTTTGTTAGCAAACACGCATCGTGGCGACGAAGCCCGCACGCTTGCAATGGACGGGTTTGTTTCCGGTTTTAGTGTCGGTTTTATACCGGTGCGCACGCAATCGTCAGAACTAAACGGTAAACCGTTGCGGACACGCACGGAAGCAAAACTTGACCACGTAGGGTTTGTGCGCAACCCGGCGTACTCGGACGCACAACTGATTAGTGTTCGGTCATTTGACCCCGACGACAAAGAACAAGTGCCACGGCTCGCAAAATATCGCCACTTAGTAAAACAACTTGACAACTAAATTGCTGTGCGCAAAACGGCGCAATGTGTATGATATTTAGTGACCGCCGATAGTTACGCCGAAACAGTCACCTAACTGTCACCGTCAGAACCTACCCATAACGACAGTTAGGAGAACTGACCGTGAAGTTGCTTGACCAACTTGTTGCGGAACGTGCAGAAATTACCGAAGCCGTAGAAACGGTTTTGGATAGAGCTGCCGAAGAAACCCGTGACCTTACCGAAACAGAAGACAAGAACCTTAGCGACCTTACAGAGCGTGCTAAGGCACTTGACGCCCGTATTGCAGACTTGCGAGAAATCCAAGTAAGCCACCTTGAAGCAGCAAAATTGCGTGCCGAAGTAGCAGCAACCGACGAACCACAGGAAGCACCAGCCGTGAACCGTGTCGATGTTCAATCAGAGCCTTTGACTTACGAAGAAAACGCACCACATTCGTTTTTCCGTGATTCTTACGCAGCAGAATTTTTGGGCGACGCAGGAGCGCAAGAGCGTCTGTCACGTCACCAAAACGAAATGCGCTACGAAATGCGTGATTCTGGCTCAGGAAACTTTGCCGGTCTGATGGTGCCACAATACCTGACAGGACTTGCTGCACCGTTTTTGCGTGCCGGACGCAACACAATGGACGTTGCAAATAGCATCCCGTTGCCTGCGGACGGCTTGACGGTCAACATTTCCCGTCTCACAACGGGCAGTGCAGTCGCAGCTCAGGACGGCGACAACGGCGCAGTGACCGAAGCATCGCCAGACGACACGCTTCTTACTGTCAATGTCAGAACCTATAGCGGAATGCTGGATGTGTCCCGTCAGAGCCTTGAACGAGGCACTGGGGTCGACGCATTGCTTACAGCTGACCTTGTTAGCGCATACAACACCAAAGTGAACTCTGACGTCATTAACGGCGCAGGCAGTAGCGGCACACACACCGGCATTTTGAACACGTCCGGCATTGGTGACGTTGACACCGACGACGCATCACCAACCGCACACGAAACGTTTCAAAAGATTGTTAAAGCGATTAGCACCGTTACAGCTGCCCGTTTCCAACAGCCAGACATCATTATTATGCATCCACGTCGTTGGGCGTATATTTGCGCTGGTCTTGACAGCAGCAACCGTCCGTTGGCAGGCGTCACCGTTGCCACGTCGCAAAACATTGTTGCACTTGGTAACCCCGGTGCTTACGGCGTTGCAGCAGGTGAGATCGCTGGCGTGCCGGTCGTCGTAGACGCTGGCATTCCGACCAACCTTGGTGCAGGGACTAATGAAGACGCAATCATTGTTGCCGTGCGAAGCGATCTAGTGTTGATGGAGCAGGCAAATAGCCCGCTGCTTCTTCGCTACGAAAGCGTTGGCAGCGGAACACTAACA